ACCTACATTTACAACTGAAGCAACAATAACAGGTGAAGTTGGATCTGTTAAATCTAATATTCAAATGAGTCTTGATCAAACAATTGGATCTGCTTTAGCACCCGTAACAAAAGAAATTGTACAACACGCAGTTAAGAAAAAAGATTTTGAAAATAAAACAGAAGCATTAAGATTAGAAAATGATTTTATCAGAGATATGCAAGATGTTTATACTGAAGCAGGAAATTTAGAAAACGATGATCAAGCGCAAGCTATTGTTAAAAACAAATCAAATATGTTGATACAAAAATACAATGGTTTAGCAAGTAACAATAACTCTAGAACTTTATTTAACCAGTATGCTTTATCTGAAGTGCAGAAAGGAATTTTTAGAACTAGTACGGCAGTTGAAAAAAATACTTTAATTGCATTAGATACTTTAGTTTCTGAAAAAAAATCTAAATTAATGATTACAGCTTTGGATATGAAGGATGGATTTGACTATGAAGTTTTAGGTAGAGATTTAGAAGATTTATATACAATAAATTATAAAGGAAAAGTGTCTGATGCTGTATTAGGTAGAATGATTGCAGGAATACCTAATGAAATAAAATTTTTAGAAGCAGATAAAATGATTTCTGAATATCCTAGAGAAGCATTATCAATGTTGATGAATGAAAAAGACTTTGTAGGATTAAATTATAATTCAAGAAAACAATTAATTGAAAAAGCTAAAATAACCATAGCACCTATGATTAAACTTGAGTATGAAGATCATCTTGCTAAAATTGCTAAAGGTAAAGATAGTTCTTTTGACATGAATACTGCTTCATTAGTTTTACCTGTTAATAAAGTAAACGAAATGATTGCAGAGGAAACATTTGCAAAAGATCGTACTGCTAACAATAAAGTTATTCTAAATACTTCTTTATCTTTAACAGACGAAGTTGCTAAAGGCTTTATAAAAGAATTTTATGATTTACATGGAGAAGTAAAAGGTGCAGCTAATGAAGCATATATTAAAAAAATAGTTAAAGAAAAAAAAGAATCTCTTAGTAAAGATCCTGTTGGTACCATAAAAGAATTTGATTCAGATATAGAGCTTGCTTATCAAGAACTAGAAGCAGAGACAGATCCTTCTTTAATAAAAAGTAAAAAAACTGCTTTAATAGAAATGGTTGTTCAAAAACAAAGAAATTTAGAAATACCGGAAAGCTCTATTAGAGTTGCAAGTAATAATGAAATAGAAAAAATTAAATCAACACTAACAGACCCAGAAACTTCAGCAGAAGATAAACTTAAATTTATGATGTTTACTAACGATATGTATGGCAATGAAAATATGGGTAAAGTTTTAAATCAATTAACAGATTTAAAGCTACCAACAGATTATATTACTGCTCTAAGCACAAACAGTATAGAATTAAAAAAAGATATTTTATCTGCAAGCACACAAGATTTAACTGAATTAGAAAAATTAGTAAAAGCAAGAATACCAGAAGGTGAAAAATTTAATTCTATTAAAAATAAAATTGTAAAAGAAATGGAAAGTTTTGAAAATGTTTTAGAGGTTCAAATAGAAGGGTCGGTTGACAAAACTGAACTTATTCAAGACATGGAAGATACCATTTATAAATCGGCATTATATAAAATAAAGTATAAACAAATGAGTATAGGTCAAGCAGTAGAGTCTGCATCTAAACAGTTTTTAAATGATTACAAAGTATCAGCTTCTGAAACTTTTATGATTCCTACAGATGTTAATGGAAAAAAAACAAATCAAATATTACTTGAACAAAAAGCAGAAGCAATTCTTCTAAATATAGAATCTGGTGGAGATTACTTAGATAAATTTCATGGAGAAGATGGTTATATGCATTATGCAAAATTTGCAGGAGTAGAAAATTTAACCGAAGAACAAGTTAAAGATAGAATGAAAGCTAATATTAAAAATAATTCTAAATGGTTAATGAATAGAGATATGACAGGTATTATTTTATATTCAGATTATAACAATACAATAGCTCCTATTGTTAATGCAAATGGTGATAAGATAGAATTTTTCTTTACAGATGTTGAAAACAACAAAGGTATTATGAGTACAGAATTAAAATACCCAGTAACAAATGAAGATATAATTTTAGTAGACGAAAGTGATGGTTTAGATTACTTGGATATTCCTATGGATGAAAACCAAAACATACAACCTATGAACAACAAACTAGAAACTAATATTGATATTGTTAGTAGTTCTGATGATAAATAATGATAAATTTTGGATTAGGTAGTTTTGAAACATCTGAACAAGAAATAGGTTCTTTATATAATCAAACTAAAAGTGGTTTCTGGGATACTGCAGGTGCAACATTTATGAATGCTTGGAACTACAACCCAACATCTTCTATATTTAGATCTGTAGAACAAACTCAAGCATATCAATCAAGTAGTGAATATTTAGACAGAGATTTTTTAAACAAAGAGTATGGAGATCTTGGTTTAGTTTTTGAAAAAGATACTAGAGCAGGTTTAGTTGACTACCTGGTAGAAAGAAAAAAATTAGAAAATGAAAGATCAGAAGTTATCGCTAGGGGTCCAAAAGGGAAACTTGCTAAAAGTTTTTTCTTTTTAGAATCTTTAGCTACAAGTTTTTTAGATCCAATAAATGTTGCAGCATCTTTTGTTCCAATTGTTCGTGAAACAAGATTTGCAAACATGGTAGCAAAATCTGGTAAAAATGTTGCTAGAATGAAAAAAGGTTTTGTAGAAGGTTTTGTTGGTAATACTGCAGTTGAACCTCTTGTTTATGGTGTAGCAAAATCAGAGCAAGCAAACTATGATGCGTGGGATTCTTTTGCTAATATAGCTGTAGGTGGATTTATAGGTTCGGCAGCTCATGTTGGGTTTGGTAGAATAGGAGATTTTATTGCAGAAAAAAGAGGTAAACCAAATATTTACCAAAAACTTGCTGCTATCTCTCCAGAAAATCAACAAGCATTATTAAGATATTCTGTTGGTAAAGTTTTAAAAGGAGAAAAGGTAGATACTGGAAATCTTGTAGTTGAAAAAACTAAAATAGGTGATCCAAGATTAAATAAATTAGAAGATCAAATTGTAGAATATAAAGGTTTGTATAAAAATTCTTTAGACAATAATGACAGAAAATCTGCAAAAGTTTACTTGCAAAACTTACGAAACCTACAAAAAACAGAAAGAGATTTAATTGAAGCTAAAAGAAAGGCAAACGATGAAGCTAAACTAAAAGAACAAAAAGAAGGTATTAATGCTAATAATAAAAAACCAACTACTGAAGTAGAGTTGACAAAAAAAGAAAAAGTAACTTCTGAAATAGAATCAGAAGCAGAAAATATTAGTTTATCAACTAAAGTTAGACAAAAACAACTAGATATTAAAGATGAAGATCTTACTCCAATATCTGAAAATAAAGCTGAAATAGAAAAAATAGATAACAATATAAAAAACAAAACTAAAATAAGAGAAGCTATAGAAGCAGGAACTTATTGTACAAAGAGGAATAGTTAATGGCAGATATAAAAAAAATATCTAAATGTTTTCAAGAAGTTAAAAGATTAACTGGTGATCTTATATCTGATGAACAAATTAATGAAATTTTAGATGAAGCTAAAATAAAAATTAATGAAAGTAAATTTGAAAAATCACAAATTAAAACAGATGAACTTTTAGCAAAAGAAGTTATAGATAAATTTGAATACGATCAAGCAGTAAAAAAAAGAAATTTAGCCGACAACAATATGAAGGCTATAGATATTTATCAAAAAATAATAGATGCAGTAGATTTATCTGCAGCGTCTGGTGTTAAATTTAGATTAACACCAGAAGAAGGTATTTTATCAATATTAGTTGGTGGTCAAAAATTTTCTAAAATTGCTAGAGATTCTATTGGATCTAGACAAACTGCTTTAGAAGAAATGGAAATTAATAATTTTTTTAGAGGAATAAACGAAATATCACCTACATCCTGGGATGCGTTAACTTCTGGTAAAATGGATTTAGAAATTATGGATGAAATGAAAGGTTTGATTTCTGGTAATGCAGAAGCTAAACAAATTGCAAAAGTATTAATGAGAATACAATCTGATTTAAGGGGTCAGTTAAATGATCTTGGTGCTAACATAGGTGAGATAGATGATTGGATTACAAGAATGTCTCATAATGTAGAAAAAATGGCTAGAGCTGCAAATGGTTCTAAAATTATTGGTGATCATAGAGTGGCTTGGAGAGAATATATCAAACCTAGATTAGATTTAAAAAGAAGTTTTGTAAATGTAAATGATCCTAAAGAAATAGATAAAATATTAGATAATATTTTTGATAGTTTTATGTCTGGCGATCACATGAAACATGATGGTGCAGGAAGTATTTTTGGTACAAAAAATGTAACTAATAGATTAAATGCATCAAGAGTTTTACATTTTAAAGATTCAAAAAGTAGACAAGAATATAGTGTTAAGTTTGGAGAACCTTCTTTAAAAGAAAATGTTTTAGGCGTTATAACTACTAGCACAAGAAATATTGCATTAATGCAAACACTTGGAACTAATCCTAAAGATACTTTAGAAAAAATTTTAGCTCTGTTAAGAAAAAAATACAAAAGTGAAGATCCTAAACAAGTTAATAAATTAAATTTTAAAAATTTTGAAAATGAATTTAAGGAAATAGATGGAAGTATTAATGGTATTTCAAATGATGTTTTAGCAAAAGTAGGTATGGTTGTCAGATCAACAGGAGCCATGGCAAGATTAGGTATGACACCTATAACTTCCTTTGGAGATTTACCTCAATATATGGGGAGTACAAATTTTCAAGGTAGAGGATTATTAAGTGGTTTATTTGAAGCGCTTACTGGATTGTTTAACGCAAACGATAAAGCTGCAATGGAAGTATTACAGGTAGTAAGCAATTCTTATTCTGCTACTGCTTATAGGGGTAATGTGTATGCTGCAGGTAATGATAGTTGGGGTAAAATGGGTGAACTACAAAATACATTTTTTAAATGGAACTCACTAAATGGTTGGGTATCAAGATTAAAAAGTTCAATGATACTAGGATTATCTAGACATTATGGAATGCAGACTAGCACAAAATTTTCAGATTTAGATTTAAGAGAAAGAAATTTTTTAACTTTATATGGTATCGATGAAGGTAAATGGGATATGCTTCGTTCAATTAAAACTTTAGCAGTTGATAATAAAAGATATTTAACTGCAGAAGGTGTTAATGAAATTGCAGATGAAGCAATAATGAAATATGTTGGTAGAAAGTTATCTCAAAGAGAAATAAGAAACTTTAAAAAAGATTTAGAATTAACTTGGAGAAATGTTTTGGTAGATCAAGGTATGCATGGATCTCCAGAACCAGATGCTGCAACTAGAGCAATTATGAATCAAGGTTTAGAAAAAGGTACTCCAATGGGAGAGACTATTAGATTTGTTATGCAGTTTAAAGGGTTCCCTATTAGTATGTGGAAAAAAATTATTGGTAGAGAGTTATATTCTTATGGAGCAGATGAAGGTAGCTTACCAATGTTAAAAGGTTTAACAAGTCTTGTAATTATGGGTACTATTTTTGGATATATAGCAATGACAACTAAAGATATGATTAGAGGTAGATCGCCTAGAGATCCTAAAAAGAAAGGTGTTATATTACAATCTTTCGCACAAGGTGGTGGTGGTGGTATTTATGGTGATTTCTTAATAAGTGAAATACAAAATGAATATGGTAATGGTATATTTGAAACTGCTCTTGGACCAACTGCAGGAGATATAAAAAAATTCTTTGATATGGTTCAAGCTATGAATGAACCTAAAAAAGCAGGTAAAAAATTTTACGAATTAGTTGAGGGTCATACACCTTTTTTAAATTTGTATTACACTAAAGCAGCATATGATTATTTAATTGGCTACCAAATTAAAGAGTTTTTAGATCCTGGATACTGGGAGAGAATGAAATCAAATCATAGCGAAAAAAGAGGTCAAACATATTACATGAAACCAGGTTCTATAGTGCCAGAATTTAACCAATAAAGAGTAGAAATAATGATTAAAAGAGAATATAAACAAGAATATTTATTTACAAAACCATCAACATTGTTTAAAGGTTTTTAGCATATGACAATATCATCGACTACAGTAAAAAATTCCTACTCTGGAAATGGTACTTTAGATACCTTTAACTATACTTTTAAAATTTTTGCAGACGCTGATATTCAAGTAA